TCGGGGATGGCCGGAGATACAGATCGATAGCTATTGGAAGGGTCAAGAAGAATCCATCAACTCCATCGTTCGTCACTATACTGGAAGTGTCAGCGGTGGAGCATTGTTGGAAGCCCCGTGCGGGTCAGGGAAGACCCTCATGGGTTCCGCTATTGCTGCAAAGTTGCACGCTCCCACCTTGGTGATTGTTCACAAAGAAGATCTTGCATGGCAGTGGCACAAGACAATAAAGAATTGTTTTCGGACAGCGAAGCTTGGTCATGTACAGGGCGACAAGTGGATGTTTGAAAACCGTCACCTTGTCACTGCGACTGCACAAACTTTGTACAGACGCATGGATCGTCTGCCCGCTAAGTTCCTCGATTCGTTCGGTATGGTCATCTATGATGAAGGGCATCGGTATCCTGCACAGACCTTTGAGCGTGTGCTGCGAATGTTTCCGAGTGCCTACCGGCTGGGCGTGTCCGCGACCTGGAGACGTAAGGACGGGATGGAATGTATCTGGGACTGGCATGTCGGGCGGGTTGAATGGAGGACAGCAGCAACTAGATTGACAGGATCGTTTGCACAGATCCCATGGAGTACTCGTCTGTATGACAACATGTTCAAGACTTACGGCAGGATCAACCACACCAGCTGGGTTAGTGCCATTTCGGAGAACGATGCATACAACGCATGGCTAGCCGAAGAGCTATCAAAGGGAGCAGAAGCGGGCCGCAAGTTGTTGCTGGTTAGTGATCGCATCGATCAGCTTCGTAACTTGCAACAGCGAATCATTCGCAAAGGCGGGGCGGTTACTGTTGGATTGTATGTGGGAGCTATCGACAACAAGCGACTAACTACCGAGGAACTTGACACTGCGAAAACTTGTGATATCATTCTTGCCTCGTATGGCATGATGGCTGAAGGCACCGACATCCCAAGCCTAGATACTTTGTTTATCGGCACGCCACGGACAGACGTGGAGCAGGTCGTGGGCAGGATTCAAAGGCACAAGGATGGCAAGAAGAATCTTTTGATTGTTGACCCTATTTTTCAAACTCCGTACTGCATCGCCCTGGCCCGCAAGCGGAGACTAACCTACGAATCTCTTGACTTTAAGGAACACACTAATGGCAAAGAAAGTTGCAGCAAAGACTCCTAAGCCGTCGAACGAAGGCGGGGTCTTTGTTAGTCGAGTCTACAAAGATCATGGCATTGTGAAGGCAGAGGAGAACAAAGTTACGGAGATGATCGAGGTGCAGACGTATGCACCCAACATCCCCCTGGCCCATGTTGAGTTCGCATCCCAGATGACATTGAATTTGGGAAACTTTGAGAGCGTGCAGTGCAGAGTTGCGGTGACTCTCCCCTCTCGATTGGAAGAGGTAGATGAGGCGTACCTGTCCGCAAAGCAGTTCGTAGAGGAGCGGCTGACCCGAGAGATGGACGAGATCCGAGAGTACCGAGCAAGCAAGCAGGAGAAGGAATGATGGACGAGCAAAGCCCCAAGGATGAGTTTATCGAGCAGATCAATAAGACGTACAAGTCTGAAGGCATTGCAGACGTTGGCAACAACCTGCAAGCCCTGAACCTCCCTCGATTCTCCAGTGGCATCTTGTCCCTGGATTGCGCCCTGGGCGGGGGTTGGCCCTTTGGCCGGATTGCAATCATCGCAGGGATGGAAAGCACAGGGAAGACCCTGACGAGCATCCACGCGATGAAGGAGGTCATGAGCTACGACCACGCTACCAAGCAGCACATTGATTGGTTCCATGATCCGAAAGACTTCAGTCCTGGCACAGCCCTGTTCGTCGATGTGGAAGGATCCTTCGATGTGGACTGGGCAGAGGCTAATGGTTACCAGTCCGATCATCATGTCGTAGCACGGCCCGAGTACAGCGAGCAGGCTATCGACATCGTCACCTCTGCCATCGAACAGAACGTCTTCGATCTGATTGTGGTAGATTCCCTGGCCGCACTCGCCCCGACAAAAGAGTTGGAGGCTAGCACCGAGGAGTGGCAGATGGGTCTTGCGGCCCGACTGATCAACAAGGCGATGCGGAAATGGGTCGGCAAGCTGAACAAATGTACGACCGATCACGGCACTGGTCCCGCCATCATTTGCCTGAACCAGTTCCGAATCAACATCGGGCAGTTCATGGGAGATCCGCGAGTATTACCTGGGGGCAAGGCTCAGAACTTTGCGGCAAGCATCATCATGTACACCAAGTCTCCCGACTACAACGATTCCAAAGATAAAGAGTTGTCGATGGTCAAGTTGTCCGGCGAGATCAAGAAGAACAAGACCTACACCCCGAAGCGAAACTTCACCTATGGGTTGCACCTGGAGGACGAAGAGATCGCAAAGAAGGGGGAGATCGACAACCTCAAACAGATGCAGTCCTTGGCAAAGAAGTTCAACATCATGCGGGTCGAGTCCGGCAAGGTACACTTCGGGGACAAAACTTGGAAGACACAGAAGGCACTCATGGAAGAGGTCGCAGGCGATCCTGAGATGTACAGGACGATGTGGCGGTCAATCATCAAAGCAGCTACGGGGAAGATAGTATGAAAAAAGGACAGAAAACCTGGGACTCAAATTATCCGAAGATGGGGATTGCGATATCGACATACGCACCCTCGATGAAATTTGACAAGCGTCTAACCAACTGCATGCGAAGCCTGTTGGAAAGCGGGTTCCCTGGATACGTTGTGATCGTGGACGATGGATCTCCGATTGACAGAAAGTTCCCCAGCGAGGAATCCCGTGGCAAGAAGGTCTACTGGGAAAAAGGACTATCTAAAACCAAGCCAACGATTGTTCAACTGCCAGAGCGTCGAGGCATTGCATACTGCAAGAACATGTGTATGTGGGCACTTCGCACTTACCACGGGATCGCAGGAGGTCGATTGACTTCTTCGATTGGATTCCTGGCCGACGATGATATCCTTTTCCAGAAAGGGTGGTGGGAGCCGTACGTCCAAGCTATTCGACAGACTAAGATCCCACACTTCTGTTGGACTCGTCCAGATGTTTCATACACCGAAGGCAAGCTCAACGAGTTGTTGATTCGTAGAACCGATGCTGTCAACGGATGTCTGATGACGTA